TGAACATCTGAGAGTATCGACATACACATCATCCCAAGCTCGTGAGCCTTTTCGTTGTTACCGATATAAGGCTTGTTGATAGTTTTATCTACCCACTTGTCGATGTCTTCCTGTGTGCAACCATAGCACAGCTTTTGTTCTTCCTCGTTGAAAAATGACATAAGATTCTCCGTTTCTGTGTGTTTATTATTATTATTATATACGCATATGCGTAGAGGGTCGAGGGGGAATCGAACCCCCTCTGTAACCGTTGACCCTAAGCAGGATTATTTTTTACCACCTGCGACTATGAAGTTAACAGCCTTCATTGCTTGACCTATAGCGAAGACGATGTCCTTCTTGTTGTTGGCTAATCCCTTCTTCCAAGAGCGAAGATAAGCACCACTATTCTCTAGGTCGACACTTGTCTCTGTGCCAAAGAAACTAGATAATACACAAGCTCCAATCTCTGCAACAAATTCCTCTTTGCTGTAGTCGGGGCTACCGTGCATATGGCTCTTGTATTCTTTGAACCTGTTGAGCCTATCTTTGTGACCTGTAGAGTGAACCATTTCGTGGAAAGCTACCCTGTAATAACTCTCGATTCTTGGGTATTGCTTTTTAGCAGGTACGACTATCGCATCTCTTGATGGAGAGTAATAAGCCTCGTTGCTCTCGATGTTCTCGTTGGTAAAGCCACCTCTGAGGGTCGGAACATAAGTATCCAAGATTTTCTGAGCCTCTTTGATAACTTTATTCTGCCTAGCCTTGTCCTGTGCTTTGGTGGTCTTCTTGACTTTCTTAGGCTTTGCAGGTCTGTACTTCTCGGGAACACCGTCTTTGAAATCAGCTTGGTCAAGATTCCAAACAGCAGATGAATACAGCTTGATGGATGTTCTTAACTTCTCTGATTCGCATTTGTTACAAGGCTGTGTCTTACCCTTGACGTAGACAATAGCACCCTTGCATTTGGTACAATCGTCTGAGCCTTTGACTACAGGAATGAAATCCCACTTGAGGACATAAACACCCTTCTCGCCTTTGCGAATCTGACCACCTGCTTTTTTGATACCGAGGTAAGTTCCCCAATAGCGATTCTTGTACTGCTCTTGATTAGCTATTAAAGATAATAATAAGCTATTAATACCCTCGTAGAGTTTACCCGAGGATAAACTACGATTAACACCTGCCACGATTGTGCCCTGTGCATTTTGTGAAATTTCCCAAGGCATATGCCAAGGTACTTGACCTTTCTCCATTGTGTCGAGAATAGGCTTAACTACTCTGTCGATGTGCTCTTGCTCTGTAATTGGTTTGAACTTTTTCTTGAATCCCATAAGATTCTCCTTTTCTTGTTTTTTGTTTTTGTGTGTTTGATGCTCGTCTTGAGCATAGAGCCTAGGTAAGGTTGCGAACCTCTGAAAATACTCTTAGTATCCTAGGCTAAAATTTTGTTGGTACTGTCGTGAAGAAATAATTTGACTCGTCCCTATGTCGTCAAGCAACCTCTCGCAACTATTCCACCTACCACCCTAGCATAGCAATTTCCTATGCGTAAATAGTGTTGTTGAGAGAACCCTCGACATATTGCCAATAGACTCGTCTATCTCTATTCGATGTGCTACCCCTTAGGACACTCGTTGATAAAGCTGTTCTCTCCCGTACTCGGAGTTACCGTCAATCTTAGTGGTCGTTGCAACTCGTCAATTACTAGAACTTGTTGTATGCTCGTTGCTGACCCTCGTGTAGTCTCGAGAGAGAAGTGCAAAATCTAATTTTCAAAAACTCTTGAAAGCCTGCCAAAATCATTGCGTATTGGCTATCGGCGATGGCATATATTATAATAGTTAAATTTGTTAAACAAGTATTATTTTAATAAATATGCAAAATAAATGCTTTTGTCGAGGAGAAAAAATATTTAGACAAAGTGGTAAAATGTCATAAAATCCTATATAATGACAGCAAAAACTAACCGAATTAGAGCCCACCAAGGGCAGGAATTTTTTTATGAATAAGAGCAAAAATACGAAGTTCAAACCGGGTCAGTCAGGGAATCCATCAGGAAAGAACGCCTCAAACTTTGGCGAGATGATTCGTAAACACCCGAAAACATTGGACTTAGTGCAAACTGTTTTTGATATAGCCCTCGATAATGAGCATAAAAATCAAATGCGAGCAATGTCTATATTAATGGATAGAATAGCCCCACAGTTAAAGGCTACTGAGATAAAAGCAGAAGTCTCACAGACGAGTGGCGTTATCGTTTTACCGTCTAAAGATAATAGGGTAGGGGAGAAGTCTGCTCCTGTCAAACAGAAAGATTGATTTATGTCTTGCCCCGTCTACAATTCAATGGCATATAATCTATATTATGTATAATAGAGCAAAGCCCACCGAGGAGAAAAGATAAATGAATCCACGCAAAAAAATAAAAATGAGACCCCCATCCGAGGCGAACCGTGCCTGCGTATCCCCTAAGTCTAGTCTTTTTTTTTCAGAGGCAGATTGTGCGTGGGTATACACCCCCAACCCGGATTTCACGAGTTTTAGCCACCCCCTGATTGTGAGATATATATATGCGTAAAGATTTTGACAATGAGATATGGGCTTGGGTTGTCCTAGCAGGTTGGTGTGCCATCCTTGGTTTACTAGCAATAATGGTTAACATTGGGTAGTGATTACAATCCACAGACAGCGAGGTCTTTCAAATCAGGGTTGGTTGATGATAATCTGTCTTTCCATATTAATATCAAGTGGCTTTTACAAATTTTTACTGCCATTGGTTTTATTGTGTATGGATACGTACAAATTGAAAATAGAATTACAGACCTTGAGTCACGAATGGGACTTGCTAATACCCAAATTGAAGAGCTTATATCCAAACATATTATAGAAGAAAATGCTAAGATGGCTGAATTAGAAGAACAATTAAAATGGTATCAGAAGGAACTGAACCTTAATCCACTTTCTAAGTGGCGTAAAAAGAAATGAGTGATAATGTCATATGGAAACCACACGAAGGACAGCAAACTAGAGCGTTGTCTGTCGATGCTCATACCGTTTTATACGGGGGTGCACGAGGTGGTGGTAAGACTGAAGCAGGCTTGGCGTGGCTTATTGAGCCCCAATACCTTGACAATCCCCAATATCGTGCGTTGGTTCTTAGACGTAATTATGACGACTTACGTGATTGGATTGATAGGGCTAAGTTTTTTTATCGTTTCCTTGATGTACAGACTGTTGGTAACCCTACCGAGTTTCGTTTTCCAAGTGGTGCAAAATTTAGGACGGGACATCTATCAGAAGATACAGCGTTTCAGAAATATCTAGGACACCAATATCATAAGCTACTTATTGAAGAGGTAACACTAATACCTAACGAATTAGATTACGAGCGTGTAACTTCCTCCGTACGCTCACCCCACCCCGAAATGCCCCCTAGGATTTTTCTAACAACTAATCCCGGGGGGCAGGGACACCAATGGGTTAAGAAACGCTTTGTTAAAGAACCTAATAAGGTAATAACAGGTACGAATGACCGTACACAATGCTTTATACCATCAACCATATATGACAATCCTACATTAGTAGAGTCTGACCCCGACTATGTAAAACAGTTAGAAACTTTGCCTGACGAGCTTAGACGTATGTGGCTTGAGGGAGATTGGGACGTATTCCAAGGTCAGTTCTTTAGTACATTTAAAAGAAGTCAACACGTGGTCGAGCCTTACGAGATTCCCGACAGTTGGTATCGCTATCGTTGTATTGACTATGGATTCCGTGCCCCCTTTGTTTGCCTATGGTTTGCTGTAGATTACGATAAGAATGTACACGTATACCGTGAACACTATGAGGCAGGGCAAGAACTGCATTATCATATTAATAAAATAAAAGAATTATCAGGGGATGAAGATTATATGGCTACTATAATTGACCCATCAACTTATATAAGCAACCCCCAAAACACGAATAGGTCTGACATAGTAGCCCCGTCAAACCAATCTATAGCTGATATAATGCTATTTAAGGGTATACCTACTATGAGAGCTAACAATAATCGTATGTCAGGATGGAACTTAGTGCGTGAATATTTGCAGGAAAATAATTCTAAGGACAAAAAGGGTGGCGATATTAAAATCTTTAATAACTGTAGTAACCTAATTGAAGAATTTGCAGGTGCAGTCTACCATAAGTCAAAAGTCGAGGACTTAAATACTGATGGGGACGACCACGCTCTTGATGCTTTAAGGTACGGATTGATGCACTTAGGTAAGCCACACTTAGTAAAAGAAAAGAATTGGATAGAGAAAGAGATTGAGTTATTACAGAAAGATGAAAATATGTGGCAGGGAATAGCATAATGATGCCGAATGGCTAAAACCACAAAAGAAAGTTATACGTGGAATCCTAAAACACAGGAGTGGGATTTAAACTTAAACCACGACAACGAAACACTAGAGGAAATCAGTCGTCTGTCAGGTCAGATGCAAGACTCAGGAGAAGAGGCGTGCGTACAATTTGAGCACGCTTGGAACGAAATATTCTTATTAAAAGCTACCTGTGAGAACACAGATTACGACCCTCTTACTATTTTAGAAACAGGCATAAATTTCGCAAGGGCATAATATGTATACACCTTCAGAACCAAAAGGCGACTACCAAGCAACAGCAGAGCAACAAGCAGTCATAGATAAAGTAATGGCAATGTTTGAGCTGTCAAGGCAAGCTAAGTCAGAAATGTACAACGAATGGCGTGAGGCAGAGGCTTTATACCACGGTCATCATTGGGAAGGTATTAATATGCCTCAGTTCAGAAATAAGATGACCATAGATTTAATAGGTAGTGCAATCGACACTATGATTCCTATATTAAACTCTCAAGCCCCTAAATTAGATGTAATGGCTGTAGGTAATGACCCTATGGACTACAAGATGGCTGAGACTTTAAACGCTGTTATGGACGAGTTTTGGAATCTACGTGATATGCAGAATTTAGTCTCTGAGCTTTTGTTAGACTACCTAGTGTACGGGACGGGAGTATTAAAACTTAGTTATAATCAGTATGATGATTTACCTGACTGTGATATTGTAGACCCGTACACATTTTTTGTAAACCCATCAGCAACTAAGTTAGAAAATGCCGAGTGGGTTATTTACGCATCTCCTACTCCTTTATACGAGATTAGGAAGATGTACCCCAAGTTAGGACAGTATGTTAAAAGCGACAGAGAGTTAGAAAAGTTCAAAGCACATAAAACAGTAAGAAAGGACAATGATAACGACACATTTGTAGCAATGAATGGTGACGATGGAACTGAGCTATATAAGTCGAAGTCGCAAGCATACAGAGACCAAGAAGAGAGCGTATTGTATATAGAGGCTTATATAAGAGACAATACAAAGAATTATGTAAGTAGCGAGCAGGACTCAGAAGAAGATAGAGACCCGAACAAAGAACGTGTTGGAGTACGCAAGGTATGTATAGCAGGTAACGTATTATTAATGGATGGGGACACTAAGTATCCGTTCTTTAATCAACAAAACCATCTATCACATCCGTTTCCATTCATTCATATGAAAAATTCGGGCTCTGCCCATCAGTTTTGGGGTAGACCTGAGCCACGTAGGCTAAAGCATTTAAACCTCGCTTTAGACCGTATTTCGAGCCAAGTAATGGATAATGTGCACTTAATGGCTAATCCTATGTGGGTGGTTGACCAAACTGCTGACGTACAAGACCAAATAAGTAATCAACCGGGTCAAATAATTAGAAAAAGAGGTGCAGGGCAGGTAAGTATGCAATCTCCTGCTAGTATGCCTAGCTATGTATTTAATTTATATAGCATATTATTAGATATGTTTGAATCTGTTAGTGGAGTTAACAAAGCTACACAAGGTAAAGCAGATACTAATGTTACATCAGGCGTACAAGCACAACTATATCAAAAAGCTAGTAGCAGTAAGATTGATTATAAAGCTAGGACTGTTGAGGGAGCACTACAGACATTAGGTCAAATGTGGCTCACAATGTTTAAACAGCTTGGCACAAAGTTTGTTAACATCCCTTATCAGCACTCATCGGGGCGTATGGAGTTTCGTAGTGTTGTAGGTATGTTATTTAAAGAGAAAGACGTTATGGTTAGGTGTAGAGTTGGCTCTACATTGCCTGAAAATAAGCAATTTGCAGAAAATAAGGTAATGCAGTTAGCTCAAATGGGGATTATTACTGACCCTGAGTATATTATACAGAACTTAAATATGCCTGATAAAGAGCGTTTAATGGCTAGTATGGCAGAGAAAAAGGAAGAAATGGCTCAAGCTGAGTTAGCTCAACAGCAAGCACAAGCTAAAATGCCACCTGATTTAAGTGGGTTTGGTGGAAACCAAGCTGAGATGATGAAAAATCTGAAGGCTAATCCGGAACTTTTGAAACAAGCAAAAGGTTCTCTTGAAAATTAATATGACAACATTAATAAATATAATAATATAGGAGAGTTTATTATGTCAGATGAAAATAAAGATATAGTATTAGAAGATGGCGAGTACGGTGTACAACTAACGAGCGACCAAGTATCTTCGCTGTTTACTTCCGAAGAAGAAGAAACACCGAAGTTCACGTCAGCTCCCGAACCTGCTGTCGAAAATAGCGAGGAAACTGCTACTACTGAAACAGAGACTCAGGCAACTGAGCAACCAAGTGAAGAAGAAAGTGTTTCTACTGAAGAGGAAGTCGTTGATGATGATTTAGTATTTGT